CGACCCTCACCACTGTCTGATACTCCACCATCGAACTTGCTAAGCTCTCTATCGCTCCGTAAAACATCAGCGGTAAGATCGAGTAACCAACTGCCAACCACGCTACCGCGACGCCAACACTCAGCCACTTTAGAAACATCAATATCATATTGATAATCTTCTGGATTCTCCATCGGAGCAACCTCAGCATCACCCGCCTTAACGTATGCTGACCCAGCATTAGCCTCATGCAGGATATTAAATCCTTCTGCGTATGCTTGCATGATTCCGTATTCAATTCCATTGTGGACCATCTTTACGAAGTGACCAGCGCCTGGAGCACCGCAATGCATCCATCCGTGCTCTTCTGGATAGAGCTCGTAACCACGTCTGTCGGTAGTTCGTGGGGCAGCATCAATGCCTGGTGCGAGGGCGTCAAAGAGAGGACGGCAGACGGATACTGCAGTATTTGTACCACCAACCATAAGACAGTATCCACGCTCCAGACCGTAAACACCACCACTAGTACCACAGTCAAGATATTGGATGCCCATTTTAGACAACCGTTCTGCCCGTCGTCTAGAGTCCTTAAAATTGGAATTGCCATGATCAATAATAATATCGCCTTCCACACAAAATTGTAGTAGCTCATTAAGTGTATCCTCTACAGTTTCTGCTGGTACTACCATCATATAGACGCCAGGACCTTTGTCTCCGACTACTTGAACAAGGCTTTTAATAGAAGTGGTATATCCACTGATATAACCCGCTTCATATTGTTCCTCAGCTTTTTTAACATTGTTACGATACCCATGTACTTCGTGTCCTGCTGCGATAAGACGGCGAGACATACCCTCGCCCATCCTACCTAGTCCGATCATTCCTACCTTCATTTTTCTTAATAATTACTGATGTATGTATGAGTGTTAACTCCTGATTCCTATAATATACCCCAAAAGTACCCCACTTAACCAGGCAATGTAAAGATATAAAACAGTGGCTATAAGATTAAAAAATTCAGTCCACTCCATATTCCTCATCCTCATATAAGGGGCAAGGTTCTTCAAATAAATGTTCCATCCTAAGTTGTTTGATACGTTCTTTGAGTCCTTTATAGAACTCCCTTTTTTCGTCCTCAGTCATTTGTTCTTAAGTAAGTCTTCTATCTGTTTACGAGCACTGTCCATCTTACTTTTCTCACGTTCAGAATGTTTATATCCATTCTTTCCATGAAAAATAAAATGACCTTGACAAAACATAGTTACCCCAAAGATAAGGGCAAGAACAATACCTATCCACTCTAAAATTAAAGTGTTATTTTCAACCATGGTAACAATGGCGGAATTACTCCAATAAGTCGAAGCAGACCCTCAGCAAAAAGTGCAAGAACAACCCAACCAACACAAAAACTGATAATTGAAGCATTACGATTATGTTGTCGTATGGCAGCATCAATCATCTCCTGACACTCTTCACGAGTGACATAGTGAACTGGTTTAATTTCATCCATCCTGTGAGACACTCGGTAAATTATCCATCGGGTCAGGTCCTCCCGAAACTATAGCACAAGCTCGTCGGTAATAAAAGTTGTCTGTATTTCCTGCTGCTTCTAGAGCTTCTTTGACTCTCACCCAATTCTCGTAGGATGTTTTGTCCATTTGTTTTTAGTTTGAAATACTTACTAGCTATACTAGTGGGTAATTCCAAACGTGCAACAAAGTGTTCATTTCGTAACACACATTAAGAAAATATTAAATTACTATCAAAACTTTGGATAGACTAAGAATCCAGTGAAGTGACTCATACCAGTACCACCAGCATTAGAAGTATTAGATGTAGCTTCATTACTACCACCGTTTTGATCTACATAAACTTCAACCGTATCACCTTTATCTAAATCCATTATAACGGTAGCCATAGTGCTAGCATCATTAGTAGTTTGTTGGTTTAAACCACCCGAATATACTGAAGCACTACCATTTTTTCTGAAAGTCATGTCATATCTCATATCACTACCAACAGTAGCCATTCTAAGAGTTGCGTGCATCCAATAATATCCACTCATAGGTGCAGTAAACGTAGAAGTTGAAGTATCATATGCAGCATGTGTATCAAATGTTTCGGATGTATATGTTACTTTTACAGTAGCTCCATTATTTAAAGTTTGACTTGCTGTTTGATGTGCATAGAATGTTGGGGGTGGATAATGCTGAAGCATCGTAACACCGATACCAGGGTCTCCATTACCTTCAGAACCAAATAATCTTACTACACCCTGCGTTGTACCATCCGTGAATTTAATCGCGGCTGCACCACGACCCCCATCAAAAGAATACCTTTGATCTGCAGGATTAAAATGTGCTCCAGCAACTATATTGAATAAACCATCACCATTTCCTAAATTCATTTCAAATCCACTACCATCAAATCCACCATGATTATATCTTCTCCCTTTTATCATTGGACCACTATAATCACTAGGATCATCATGAGCACTTTCTAGTACTAATGGAGTAAATGCATCTGTACCTCTATTAACTCTATCACTAATTAAAAGACCAATTGATGTCCCAGCAGAAACATGTGCATTATTCCGATGTATTTTTATAACCGGAGATAATCCTGGAACATTACCATCAACATCATCAGTGGGAGGTGTGACTGGTGTTGTAGATGTAATTGATCCTATACCTACAGTACCATCAGAAAATACACGAAGTCTTTCTTCTGCTGCAGTATGAATACGCATTGAATCGTCTGAATGTGCGTATTTAATATTTCCCCTATAAGTAGAATCTCCAGATGTTCCATCAGCAAAGAGTATACTACTATCACTACTAGTTCCTGCAGCAATACTTAATACTGAGTTTCCACTATCACTTAATGCTAATTTTACACTACCACCAAAATTTGTCGGGGTATCAGTTCCGATACCAACATTACCACCAGTTACATTAAGACCAGACCGTGCTGTAATAACACCGACAGAATCAACGTTAGTTACGTCAGCATAAGTTAATGTACCACCAATAGTTACGTTACCATCATTATCGGACGCAATCAGTCTTGTCCCACTGGTAGGAAGTTCAAGCGTATTATTTCCTGCATTACTTCCAGCAGAAATTTCTACATAACCGCTTGATTCACCAGTCAGTTTAATCTTGGACATTTTATATCAGACTTTTTTAGTATTTAGTTCCAAGGAAGTCCATCTGCTGTTGGTGGAGTTTCTTTTTTATCAAGTTCTGAATCAAGCAAATCATAAATTGCTTGTTCCTTTTCAGAACCCATCCTTGATTTTACCCATCCAATAACTTGTTCTTCAGTTAAACTTGTAAATGCTGTTGGACTTGATGATTCTCTCAATCGCACATATCCAATTTTGGATGATTTACATTCTCCACGATTTGCACTTACTTTATAATCAACTTGATAAACCATGCCATCTGAAGTACGCCTTTTCATACCAGTTATGTTCCAAGTAAAGTTTGTCATTTTAACCTCCAATATTAGTTAGATTCAAGAGCAGTGATTCTTGATTTTAAAGAATCATTCTCTACTTTTAATTCTTTAAGTGCTACAACCAATTCAGCCAAGATTGCTCTTTCCTCAATATTATCAACAACTAAAACTTGGTCGTCAAGTTCCACACCATCTTTTGTGACTGGTGTAGAACCATTACCATACATGCTTCCATATGTATCTCCGATACCAATTTCACTGCCTCCCTGATATTCTCTATAAACAACCGCAGATTCAAATCCAATATCATGAATTTCTTCAGCAACAAATCCAGAGAAAGTTTCTCCTGTTACATGATCTTCCCATGTTCTAGGAACCATCTGTTCAATTCTAGATAATCCAGCACCTACATAATTCCTAATATTATTCTTCATTCTTCTTGTTGAAGATTCGGGTTTTAATACGTTATTATGAATTCTAACACGACTACCATTAGAGGTGGTACTAGTATTAGAAATATAATTAGATTCTACACCACTATTTGTAACCGCAAAAGCCTTAGAAGAATTATCATTATAATACATCAATATTCCACCAGTTCCATCTTGAATGGAAAGTAGATTATTTTGTTGAGTATTCATAAAACCATAATCACCTTGAGCCCAATTCACAAGGTCAAGATTATCACTATCACCTCTAAATCTAACAATTTTATTACTGTCTCCGTGACTAGTCTTACCTAAAAATTTAAAGGAGACATCAGCACTTGCTCCACCACCTCTTGAAAATTCAAGACCTTCAGATTGACGATAAGTAATATTTGCCAGTCCAAAGGCAGTTGGTGTACCATCACCATTAAGAGTTGTATATTCACCTGCTCTTTGGTGATCAACACTGGTACCAGTATAAAATCCAACAAAAGTTCTCTCAGCATCATCAGCGAGAAAATTACAGTTCTGTCCAGAAGAATCAATATGGACCCAAGCATTAATTGCAACATTATATAATGGATTAAGACCAGCTGCCGAAAGAGGTCCACTTGGACTAAACGGTCTAATTGCAAATACAGTGCTAATACCAGTACCATCAATGTTTTTAGATTTAACTACAAAGGCATCACTACTACCATAAGATACAGCAGTGCTTGGGTCACTTAATACAGTTAATCTTGCAGGATTAGTACCTGTTGGATTATCAGTTCCGATGGATACATTACCATCAACATCTATGGTAATAATTTCACCAGGAATTGTCCCATTACCATTAGGAGCACCATATGCAATATTAAATTCTCCACCATCTCTTGGAGCAAAAGTCCAATAATTTGTAGTGCCATTATTATGATTTTGAGAGATTATATGCCCAAACCTAGTTACTCTCGTTCTACCGTTATTTTGTAAAATATCTAAAAGATTTAATGGATTATCGGTTCCGATGCCGACATTATCATTATCAGCAAAAGTTACTGTAGCAACAGTTGCTCCACTATTATAAAAACCCAAATCACCAGAAGAATTTACCCCAAGTTGATAGTTTTCATTTCCACTATTCTCTTCAATTGCTATCGCGTGATTATTTGAATTTGTCTTAACTGATAAATTCCCATCAGCACCACCAGTAATAGCACCAACTGTTAATAATTGACCTGGATCATCAGTTCCAATAGCAACGTTACCATCAGTTACATGAAGACCTGACTGAGCAGTTGTTAAACCAGCAAGAATCGCACCAGCATTTGGAGATAACTGAATATTAGTACTACCAGAATCAATGCTTTGAAGATTATAAGTGCGAAGTGTAGACATCTTATATCAGACTTTTTTAGTATTTATCAACCGAGTTTAACAACAGTAAAGTGAGTTGCCTTATCACCAAGACCACCTACATCTAATCCTGCACCACCAATACCATCATTTATATCGTCAAGAATAGTGTAATTACCAGTATCAGCATTTCCAAATGCTCTTAATCTAATCCTTGCCCCAGCGGTTAGGTTACCTAAGAATGTAGCTTGCATACTATGGGTGTCATCATCCGATGCCGTACTTGCCCGTGCAGTAAATGCAGCAAGGGCAGTGTTAGTACCACCAGAAGAGTCAGTGATTGCCATCTGATAATCCCTCAAGGAATTAGAAGTAGAGGAAGTAATTAAAACACTTGCATAGATCATAAAGTATCCATCATTTTGTATTTCATACCAATCATTACTTTCACTAAATCCACTGTGAGTATCATAGTCTACAGTTCCATTAGAACCAGCAAAAGTAACCCAAAGACTATTGTTATCAGTACCAGCTTGAGTAGTCTGTTTTCTAGCTCTAAATCTTTCTTGAGCTGGTAAAGTCACAGCCCCACTAGAACCTATACTCACCAAATTAGGCATAGTGCTGGATGCATTTCTTGCTTTCAATTCAAAACTACCAGAATTATTTCCAGTTCTTACATATTGTAGTTGAGCAGTTGAACTTGCACCACTTGCAACAGAGAATTGTATGCCAACATAATTATTAACACCGGTATCATCAGTACCATTTGTATTTTCAAGTTTTAATAAAGCATTGGTTAGGTTTGAATTATTATTTGTACTGTCGCTATAAGCAGTAGAACTATTGGTTGTAATGTGTAGTTTATTATCAGGACTAGATTCATTAATACCCACATCACCACCAGAAGTTACACGAAGTCTTTCTGTCCCGTTAGTTTTGAAAATATACGAATGATTGCTTGGTGTATCAAATCCCATCAATGATCCAGAGTCATGCCAAACAATATCTAATCTTCTAGATGACTCTGCTTGGAATCTAGCAATTACTTGGTTTGAACCACCAACCGCACCTTTATCAAAAGTTGCTTGTCCATCGGAATCTATACGAAGTCTTTCTGCAATACTTGATCCACTACTTTTTGTATGGAATGTTATATCAGCATCATCTTTATCTGTCGTATCAGAACCCGTTTTGAAAGAAATCCTCGCTACATCTGTTCCATTCCACCTTGATTTTATATTAAAGATGTTTGAATCTTGTCCTGACTTATTAGCATCTGCAATAAGATCTAGAGCATCACTAGAAGTATTAGTCATACGAATATGACTATTGTGAGTGCCATATATGTGCAATCTTGACTCTGGACTGGAAGTTCCAATCCCTACCAAATTACCATCTCCAAGAGCATGAATGCCACTACGTGCTGTAATAACACCAATAGACTCAACGTTAGTTACGTCCTCATAAGTTAAAATACCATCTACTGTTAAATTACCAGTAACATTAAGAGTTTGAAACGTTCCAACACCAGTTACATTGAGACCCTGATCAAGTCCAAAAATTCCTCCAGAACCATTAAGTGACAGTGACATTTATCGTTCTCCTTATACTACTGTCCAGACAGAACCTGCTGGGATGGTAACTTCAACACTTGCATCCAAAGTAATAGGTCCCGCCGACATGGCATTTTTTCCTGCGGTGATTGTATAATTATCCGTCACATTCGTATCATTCTCAAAAAAGGCAGTATTCTGTCCACCACCTACTGCGCCACCACCCAAACTTCCCCAAGAACTGGAGTATCCTTCAAACTGTTCTGTAGTTGTATTATAGCGAATAACACCCGAACTGATACCTACAGGTCTATCTGCGGTTGTACCTTTAGGTACTGCAAACGGATCAGTAATAGTACCGATACCAGTGTTTACGATTTTGGTAAACGCCATTGATGATGACTATTTTCTTTTATTTATGAGGCATTGTAAGCATCTACTGCTTCTTGAACCCAAGCAGGAATATCACCAATAGTTGTACCACCTGTAATTGTTTTTGGATGTCTATTCTTAATTTCTTGAATAGTATCTTGCCAAGTGGTAGTCCCATTGACCTTATCCCAATACATCATATCTAATTGTGCTTCACGAGATGGATAATCTGCTGCTCTGAGTTCAGCATAAGAGGGTTCAATTACATCTGGACCTTCTACAATTTCAATACCTTGCTCAGCAACATCTTGAATAAATTTTCTGTAGGATCTATTTTCAGTAGTAATAGGAATAAAACAGTTGTCTTCTATTCTTTTAATAGTATTAAATTCTGTTGGTAGTAATTTGTAGATAATCATTTCTTATCTCCTTTAAAGTTCTGCATCTGCTGTGTAATTAAATCTAACACCATAGGATTCAGCAGCACTATTCATAGTAAAATTAAATCCCATTGTATTTTCATTTCCTATTGTTAAAGATAAACTACTTCCAGCAGAATTTGCTGCATTTGTTACTACAACATCTGGTGCGGCGCGTTTTTGAACTTGAAATTGCATTCCAGATCTAATATAATCTTTATGATATGCAGTAGCAGTATACTGAGTATTTTTATTTTCCTCATAATATCTCTGACACCTAGCAAGCTCATCGCCGTAACTTCTATGTTCAAAGGGAGTCACAACAGAACCGGTTTCTAACTGAACTCCAGTTAGATAAAAATTGGAAGTAGCTCCTAAAAGATCTACAGTGTGACCAGTTGCCCATCTTGCATTGGAATATGTTCCCCAAGTAGTATTATCTGTTCCTGTAAAATTAGAACCTACAGATAAATTCCAAGCAATCTGAAGACCTTCTCCATTATCATCATCAATTATACCTGTTGTGTCTGGTGGAATAATTAAAGATTTATGCTCCCAAGTGTCTGCAGTGTCTATACTATATGTTAGACCTATATTTCTAGCATCGTCTGATTGATATAATGATAGAACATAAGTTCCTGTAATGGATGATCTAACCCAAAAAGAAAGTGCTAATGTTTTTGCATTGGATGTTCCATATGCAAATTGTTGACAATCTTGTGCCTCTACACGATATCTAATTGATGCTATATCAGCAGCTGCTATAGATTCTGCTGCAGTTACATTAAATCTTAATGATGAACTAAATCCTACAGGAGATTCGGGTGATTGTGATACTGTTCCTTCTACAGTTGTATATCCAGCAGTTTCAGTTTTAAAACGATCTATAGTTCTATATTCAGTAGCACCAAGAATAGTTGAAGTACTAGTACCTCTCTGGGCTACGGTCATGCCGCCGTTGATCACAAGATTCCGGTTACTTAACGGACCAGCAGTTGGATAATTTAAATCATTAATACCAGTTAAGTGAACTGTAGTAACACCAATGGTAGATACACCAGATACTACATTAAAAGTAGATGTTCCTGTTGAATTTATATCACCAACTAAAATATCATCATTAAATGTGATACTACTAATACCACTATCTGATTCTATATTATTAACAATAATCTTACTAGTCATAATATCCTCCAAACTCCATTGATAGTTACTGTCTTGCCAGTAGAAACTTTTACTGTTCCTGCAGTGAATGCTGACTTACCTGCAGGAATCGTCACATCTTCATCTATAGTATTCTTATTTGCCTTAACAATACCGTGAGAATCTAACCACTGTTTTGCACGATTTGCAGATACAATATCTTTAAAATCAACAGCAGAACCATGTGCTGTTATGTTCTGTACGATTATCTTAGTCATAAGATAACCCACTCGCCATCTACAGTTACATCATATCCACTTTGAATAGTAATTGGACCTGTTGAAAATCCATTTGTATCTGCTGGAATATTCACATTTTCAGAAATAGTAGTTCTGTTAGTTTTGATTACTCCATAAGAATCTACCCACTGCTCATCACCATTAGCGGTGATGGTTGATTTAAAATCAGTGGTTGATGATGTTGAATCAACAACATTTGCCTTGAGAGTACTCATGGGAGTTTTTTAGATATTTATGATGGCTTTGTTGGCCAGAGAGAGTGTGATGGAATAGTATGTTCCTGTTCACATATGTCAGTTGCCTGTGCAAGAGTTAGTGTGCTTGGCAAATTCCTAAGTTGTGTTCTATATGTAGCATACTCAGCAACTTTTTCAGCAGATATTGGAGCATCAGCACCTTGAGTCCAATCACATTGTCTCAACCACACATCTCTATGCATACGGATTCTTTCCCATACTTCATCTTCTTCCCAAACTTTTGCTGGTGGTTCTGGTTCTGGTGCTGGAATAGTACTTCTAACTTCCCAAGCAGTACCAGTCCAGAAAGGTGCTTCATCTGCACCAGCAGTTGGTGGAGCAATCTCCGTTGCATATGCAGGGATCAAATATACACCAGGTTCTAATGGAGACTCATCAGCAACTGATGAAGAAACATACTGGTTGGTTTCTGGATCGTAGTTATAAATGTTCATTTTATTAATATTTTATACAAGCTAAGAGGGCGATGTTTCTTGGTCTTACTTCAGATGCAGTGGTGATTTGAGTTGAAGCATCAAGTACTGCTTTACCACCAGTTGCAGATTCAAGTTGTTGGCGATATGTTGAACCACCTGTTCTATTCTGACCCGAGACTGCACCTTCGGCACCTAATCCGTGTGTACCAACTGTATTGTTTTCATCCCACCATTCGGCAGTTATATTTTGTTGTGCAAAACCCTGAGCGGTACCATATGCTCTTCCACTATCAATACCTCTACTGTCATCCCATGCTCTAAGAAACTCACCTCTTAAATCCGGTAATCCGAAAGTTGAAGATCCATCACCATTTCCATAATGTGTACCGATTCCTGCAAATAAATCTGCATATACCGTTCTACTAATATTAGCACCATTTGCTTTTAAATAACCATCAGGTGCAGTATTTTGAGCAGTGTATATCACAGTTCCTGCAGGAACAGAAATATTAATACCATCACGAAGAAAATAATTTTCTGCAGTTACAGTGTTGCCTGCACCAACATCAATATTACCAGTGATATTACCAGTTACATCACCAGTTAAATCACCAAAAAATTGTGTTGCAGTTACAATACCACTAAAAGTAGCATTTTGATTTGAATCAAACGTGACAGATTCACCTGCAGTATTAATACCAATCGTTGTAATACCAGAAATCTCTCCGTTGACGTGAACTAACACATCACCGTTAGAGTTAGTAATTTTTATTTTTTCATTTACTGAGGGACTAGAAGCATCCGCTTTCGCCTCAATATTACTAACGCGGAGAGTACTCATTCCTTTATATAATCCTTTTTAGTATTTAGACTATAACCAGAACTGAACCAACAGCAACATCAATTGTTGCTGCTGCTCCAACAGTTACTGGACCAATTAACAATGCGTTCTTATCAGTAGGTACACTAACTTCACCGTAAATATTTTTATGAGTCAACAATGCTCCCTCTACAATAGCAACATTACCATTGACTTGTAAGGCACCTTCAGATCCTGCCGTACCAACTACAGTAGTTGTGTTGATTCCAACAGACTTACCAGTATATACACCAACATTATTAGATGCCCATGTTCCACCAGCACCAGTAGAACCACCGCCACCCTGAATGCTTACAGTTACAGTAGCAGTACTTGAATCATATGTAAAGGTATTTCCTACACCAATAAAGTCAATTGCAGTAACTGCAGTTCCAATTGCAGTACCACCAGAGTAAATACCCACACCTCGCGCTTGTGGATGGATATTATCCACATCCACAGCGTTTGATTGCAATTTAGTTGTAGATACTGTACCATCTCCAGGAACTCCAATACCAATTGGAACACCTAAAGCAACACAGAAATAATCATCAGTAGACTGTGGTGCAGAAGCAAAAGTTATTTCATTCTGATCAATTGTATATGCACCCTCAGGCTCTTGAATAACACCAGCAAGAGATACTAAAAGTGAATATGAAGAACCAGGATAGAATGCCTGACCACCAGAAGTTAGGTTAAAGGTTACAGTATTCCCATTAAACTGCGATGAAATATCATCCAGTTTTAAGTAATTTCCCCTGTCTAGACCCCTACCTAGATATGCCATTACGCTTTTTTAGATATTTAGCCTGAGATTTCCATCACAGTGATAGATGATGCTACTCTAGAATAACCATCATCATCAGTATCATTAGTGGATCTATTGACGTAAAGTGCATTAGTTCCACTAGTTTCCTCTCCATGATATAACCCGTAAGTCACAGCACTAGTTGTTGCTGGACTATCTAAATGAGTCATTGATAGGTTTCCTGGTCCATATATAGCTTGGTCTTGATCATAAGTATTAGGAGCACCTAAAGCAAAAGTTGCTCTAGCTCTATTACCAGCAGCATCTCCACAAGCAATACGAGTAGTTGTATTTCTTTTTAGAACAAGATAGTGTCCAGCAAAAGATGCGCCTGTCATCACTTGTACTGAAAGCATTATTAAAATTTTACTATCAGACCTTGTTGGTGTAATTGTTACTTCTAAACCAGGAATTAATGTTTCAGTGCTGTTAGATGTTAAAGATTCAGAATCAGTTTTTGTTACTGATTTTACTTGAATGATACCACCACTGGAACCAGCAGGAAGTCCATCTCTTGGGACGATTCTATTTGTTCTTAATTCTGACATTATCCCGATATCTCCATTAAAATCATAGAACTTGCAGGTTTTCCATCATATTCACTACTATTCTGGTTTGCATGGCTTCTATTGAAAGACCATGAGTTGACATCATAACTAGCCAATCTTAAATCGTAAGTAACCTCTGAAGTTGTAGCAGGACTGTCTAAGTAATGAATTTGTAGAGGTATTTGTATAAAAGCACTAGTATTTGTACCATCATATGTAGTTACTGCTTTAGTAACTCTAGGTCTATCACCATCAGCATCGCCAAAATAAAGTTTTGTTCCTGTAGCACCTGTTCCTCTGTACAAGTAAGCAAGTGTACCATAAGTGTTGCTAGCACCAACGTTCGTGTCAACCAGAACAAGAACTTTACTATCAATTCTAGTTGGCGTGATACTGGCAGTCATTACAGATACAAGAGTTGCACCAGTTCCAGTAGTACTACTAGTCACTACACTCTGAACTGTTTGTATAACTCCACCTCCACCATTAGTAGGTACACCATCAACTGGAATTATTCTATTTACTCTAAGTTCAGATGCCATATCAAGAAGGTTCAGTAGGCCAAGTAACAGAAGTCAGATCTAAATTATAGTTAGAGTCAAGAGTTGGAGTTGCAGTAGAAGGAAGGTCTCTAAGTGCTTGGCGGTAGGTCTTAAAAGCAGTAGAAAGATTTGATCCAGTTTCTTTTGCTTTTATAACTTTCCAGTCATCTTTTACAAGTCTCTTATCTCTCTCAATACGCAAAAGTCTCATTGCTTCTGCACCATCAAGTTCAGCAATCTTTGCTGTCAGTGCTGCTTCGGTTGGTTTATCGTGACCGTGTCCATCAATCCACTCCAAACCAGAATACACTTCACCACGGAGCACCCATTCTGCTCCTGGTGCAAGTTCTTGTAATGCTGCTGTAATATCGTATTTCATGGTTATATGTTATATGTGATTATTTATGCTGCAATTTCCATTACAGTCAGAGTTGATACATGACCATATCCAGTATAATTAAATCTCGCTGCAGTATCATCCCAACCAGCACCCAAAAGATTAAACGTCAATGAAGTTCCAGGAGCAGCAGTTGATGTATATACAGCACTCCTATTAAGTTGAGCACCTGGATAAGAATTAGTTCCCCAACTGTCACCACTACCACCATCAACACCTTCAATACGTGTTGTAGTTCCTCCAATAGTTACAGAAAATCCAAGATTGGTACGAGAATTTGCATTAGCATTATATGCATGAGAATATCCTGTTAAAAAATATCTACTATTTGGAGCAACAGCAGTATGACTTACACTATGAATAATCTGATAAGTGCTTGTTGCGGTAGTTGACAACTGTGTTGTACCCTCACCATAACTAACTTTAAGAACGGTTCCAGGAGCACCATTAACCCATTCTGCACTTCCAAAATCTAATCCAGAAGCACTTGTAAGATTAGTTCCACTGCCAGAGAGAGCGGCACCACCAGCAAAATTGAGAGTTCCCATATTACCTCCTTATACGATTACCCAAGTTCCATCAAGAGTCATGTCAGTAACAAGTGTTACTGGACCAGCATTCAATGCATTAACATGCTCACCAACATAATAACCACTAGGATTATGAAATGAAGTGGTAAATGCTATAAATCCGTCAGCAAGATACATTCCATGAAATGAGTTTCCAGCGCCAGCAATATTCTCATTCGTTATGCTATTAGTATTAACACCAATATTACCACTGTTGACAAAGGTTGTATTTGTATCCAACCTATCAACCTTGAGGTGGGTAGTTCCTGCCTCAATGACAGGACTAGTAACACCACTGTTTATGTGAATGGTACTACCACCACCAACTGGTTTTATATTATCAACGTTTAGAATACTCATCTGATATCAGACTTTTTTAGTATTTAGTTCTTAATTAGATACCAGAATTTGCAATCAAATGTGCTCTGTAAGCATCCTTGACTGATTGCGTCCATACAGCATTACAGATTGCCTGAACATCAGCATCTTCACCACTGATATCAGTATCCACTAATTCATTACTATCATTTAATGAACCACATGTAAGAACATGACGATGGAAAGAACGTGTAACTTCTACGCCATCTCTTTCAATAATGTCTGCTCTACGAACTTGAACTGCTTTGTATTGACCAACGACTTCAATCTTGTCGTTTTCAAATCTTTCAGTAAGTGCCATTAGGAAAGTCCTCCAGACTAAACAGGTTTAGGCGTATTATTTATTAAGCTGTTCTATATGATATATCAAAAATAAATGCTCCAGTACCTTCCATATCCATTTTGTCCCAACCAACACCAGTTCCAGAAAGGTAAACTTCAAGATGATCAGAACCAGATGGAATATACATGCTTGCCATCGTGTATCCAGCCGGATAAGTTATGTTTTGATTCATACAGGGACCAGCAGCGATTGCATCAAATTCATGAACACGATTTAGGAATGGAATTCCATCTATATGAAGCTGTCCTGTTCCAGTTGCTGCAGTCCAATTAATATATCCTCGTAATGTAACAAGAGTGCCAATTTTTGTATAAGAACCCCATTGGTGAGCGTGAGTAGTAGTTCCTGCATCGGTTGTACCTCGAATACGCGGATTCCAAGCACCCTCTTCATAATCGTCTAAGATACTTGATGTTGCACTAGTTGAAGCTATACCAACACCAGAAAAATCAATACCAGTTCCTGTTGTTTGGAATACTAAATTACCATCAGCAATATAAACAGAGTGCCCAGATCCAACAACAGTGTTACCAAGATTATTAACTGTTAAAGAGTTTGCAGGTGCTCCACCATCAACATGAAATCCATTGTTAGTACCAACAGTAATATTTGTGAATGTAGCACCAGAACTACCCGTCACATTTCCAGTGATATCAATATCACCATTTACAACAACAGTTGTTGATGCACCACCGACGATAAGATTTCCACCAGCAGTACCAATACCAATGTTTAAACCATTGGCAGGAAGTACATCATTAACTCTGAGCTTACTCATCTTATATCAGACTTTTTAGTATTTATGAAGGCTTAGTTGGCCAGGTAATATTATCAGGATCAGTCTGAGATGTAATATCCCTGAGTGCCTGGCGATAAGTATTCCAAGTTGTTTTAATTGAATCTGGAACATCAGTTCCACCAACCCAATCAGTTTCCGCAAGCAAATTATCCCTCTGCTTCCTCACACACTTCCAGGCATGTGTCGTAATAATGGTATTCTTCTCGTCTTCTGAGAGAGCATTCTTTGCGGTTATTTCAACTTCTGGAAGGACTTCATCACTCATCCTAGGATCAAATCCCCAGTCCTGTCCACCTTGTGTCCAAATCCAGTCTGATAAATTATAGTCTAATGCCATTATACTTATGATATTATTTAATTATTTATGGGTTAGCTCCAAACTGACCAAATTGTGTTGTATAGGTGTACTGATTATTGCCACCATATATTGCAACTTCAATGTCTTGAACATAAGAAGTATTATGGTTCATTTTCCATGCAGGATCATGAGTATTTACTAGTACCATATATGGTCTATTAGAACTAGCACTACTGTTACCACGTATATGAGTTAAAGCTGAAGTACCTGAAGAGGAATTGGCATGATAATGATATTGACAAAACATATTATCGGTTCCAGTTCCAGTAACACAAACAGTTATAATACAAAAGCAGTTAGTATCAACCAAATCTTGAAGTTTTCTACCATCAGGAGCTAAAATTAAATGCTCATAATTTTGTGATTGATTTGATTGAGTATACTTATATCTACCAAGAATGGTTCCACCAGTTTCTGCAGAACCCGATCCTGGATAGTTATTTAACAATCCATATTTATTAAGAGCAATTCTTTCAGTGTCATTCGTATAGAATAAAAAACTATTATTTGCATCAGAATTGTCATCATTATAATGTCTTATCCTACCCGCATCAACATTGTCTGAATCACCAAAATTTATTCCAGAATATGATGCGGTTCCACCAACACATACTATTCTTCCAGAAGATGTTTGAGTGTTAACTTGAAAGCGTGCTAATTCACCACTATCTTGTCTAACATGTAATTTTGCAGAAGTTGGATCATCTGTCCCAATACCGACCGAACCAATTCCAGTTATACGAAGTCTTTCTGATCCATTAACTTCAAACTGTAAACCACCAGCACCTAATCCAGTTATATTAGCAATGTTGGAAGCACCAGAGAAAAATTCTACTCCAGAATTATAACTTGTTGAACCTGATTTTAGTCTTAAAAAACTATGAGCAGCAGATGCTTCAAGATAAGACCTTTGAGTTCCACTTGCTGTGTGTGCGTGAATAGGACCAGATGGACTGACAGTTCCGATACCGACCAGTCCAGCAGAATCTATGCGAAATCTTTCTACACTGTTCGTACCAAGAGTTAGTACATTAGAAGAAGGTGAAGTGATAGAAACACCAGTACCTATATCAATACCAGAACGTGCTGTAACAACACCAATAGAATCAATGTTAGTTACATCATCATACGTTAAAACACCAGGCACAGTTAAATCTGTCCCAACTGTGATACTGCCATCAATTGCGGTTACAGTATCAGTTTGCCCGTTTATCTGGATACCCATCTGTCAAAGACTTTTTGAGTATTTATGAAACGGAAAGGGTGGGATTCGAACCCACGGTGCTACTAACACGGCAGTTTTCAAGACTGCTACCTTAAACCACTCGGTCACCTTTCCTAACGCACTTCAAAGTCCAACTTACGAACTTTGCGTTGTCTTCGTTGTTCTTGCCACTGAACATCTTCTCTAGTAAGAACATTTTCTTTCTTACTTGTATAAGAGTTTAACATAACAACTTGACCTAAGTCAACTGCAGATATCTTATCACCACGAATAGTAGTCATATTAGAGCAACCGCAAGAAATCGTCTTGCTTGGGTGCCCTACTAACTCCTTACCACAGGAGCGGCACCTGACTTTTATAGTGTCCATTTTTTATAATGTGATCCTTCTTTCACAGAAGTCTTTCCACATTTATTTATATGGGCGATGAGGGATTCGAACCCCCGACCAATTGCGTGTAAAGCAACTGCGCTACCGCTGCGCTAATCGCCCTTATCCTCATATTCTAACATATACTCTACGGTTTTGGCAACATCTTCCATTGCATCACGTAGAACTGGTCGCTGTCCTGA